ATCGCTACATTAGGAGCTTTCTATATCAAGGAGTATCCGGAAGGCGTAGCCGTAATGCTGTTCTACTCACTGGGAGAAGATGAAAGAAATCTTACTGAAGTAATAAATAAAAGATATAATTCTTTAATATTTTCATTGAAAACAGTATTTTGTAGTATTAGATAAGTTAAATATCCACCAATTAATAGAATAAGAATAATGATATAGATAACTGTCTTTTTTGTAATTTTATCGTCCATAATCCATTTAAATTTCCTTTCTTTTATAAATATTTTAAGCATTCAGATTTTTTATTTATGTCTTATCTTTCATTTTCTTGATTAATATTTACAATGCTTTCAATTCTATCTTTTACTTGAGTAATAGCTCCAATTTGTGTTAATGGTGTATAAATTTTGAATATATTCCATCTTTTTACGCCAATATTGTTTTGACTTTTTTCTCCTTTTTCATCTAATTTAATAATCCATTTGTTAAATTTATCGTTTAAAACAGAATCGATTTTTTCAACTGAATAGTTATTATCTTTTGCATAACCTTCTTTAACTAACGTAAGTAATGTATCTGTGTTTTTAACAAGTTCATTGTTATCTAGTAAATAATATAAAACACTTTCTAAAAAGATTTTTTCTACTTCATTGTAAAGTGGGTCTGCTGGTTTAATAATAGTAGTAGATTTTTCTAAAATGAAATCTACACATTTATCTACAGATCCTAAATTCATTAATTCATCTAATTGATTTTTTCTTTCCATAATTTTTTCATTTTTTCCTTTCTCGCCTGCCATCATCAGAGCCGGGAGACTATCCCACGGCTGACGGTCATTTCTGACCGTTTCGGCTTATGCTATTTCTTCTAAATCTGTCCAAGCGTTTAAAAGCTGTCTGAATTTGTTTTCTTCTTCAACTGCGAAAAACTGTTCATCTAAATGATAAATAGCTTTTTTCCCGTATTTAGTTTTTAAGTCCTGTAAGAAGTTGTAGAACTCCTCGAATCGATCCAGGTCATCAACATGCAAAATATAACGCTTTACATCATTTCGAGTGATATAGTTGTTTTCTGCTTGTACTGGGCTGGAAAATAATGCTTCAACGTTCAACTTGCTTTTTCTGTCGTCCTGTGTCTTTCTGTCGATAAAGTAAACAACCGCCCACTTCATAAATTTTGTATAATCTTTCATAATTTTTACCGTCCTTTCTATTCTGTGATCCTGTTGAATATGTCAATCGTCTTTTCTGCTTCTGTTCTTTCCCTCTCTTATCTATCGTAGTAAAAGCCCTCGATCGCTGTTCTTGTTGTTCCCTTTTCACAAATTGTCGCAAGGTGTCCGAAGTAGTCCAGGCATAAACCATACTTGCAAAAGTCAGAATTAAGCTTTTTCGATCTTCTGTCTGTTGATTCGGAAAGTTTCTTCGTGCTCAAACGGTTGCACGTTCTTTCATCATTTTCAAGGTGTGAAAGTCTTTCGAGATCTGCGTTTAGTCTGTAAAAACGATTCATAAGACTTTTACATGCGTCATATTCGATATTATATTTTTCTACTGCGTATCTAAGTTCTCTTTCTCTTTTCTCTGCAATTGTAAGTTTTCTCATTGTCTTTTTCCTTTCGCCCTGCTATAATGGGCTTACCTTTCTTATTATTTTTTTTGATTGGTGCCGGTTCGCTTGTGGTAGGTGTGCCGGCTTTTACTTTTTCACTCTTCCTCGTCCTCTACTTCATACTCTTTGTAGAGGGCAATCCATTCTGCGGGCGTCAACATATCCTCCCGATCTTTCATGCTGAACAGGTACGCTAAAGCGTACGCTGCTGAATATGGAATGAGTGTTGCCACGCTGGCTAAAATAATCATTGTCTTTTTCATTTTCTATGTCCTCCGTTTTTCTTTCTTTTTTTCTGCGACTGCCTCAGGTTTTGCAATTAATCAGATCGCTTGCTTATGTCCTCATTGGCTTGAGTGGTTCAGGGCGTCCAGTTGTTTGTTCTGTGTGGCTGTTGCTGTATCTTGTTTACAGTTATTATAATACATTATATTAGGCACAAATACAATAGATATATTATACAAATATTAGGCACAAATGTAATAGCGTTCTTGTCTATTATTTATTAAGCACAAATAAGCATTGAAAATAAGGCGTTAATATACTATAATGAAAGAAAATAGGAAGGGAGCTAGAAAGATGCCAGAATATACAGAGAAGCAGAAAGAACAACGTAGAAAAGCAGTTGCGGAATATATGAAAACAGTTGATCGCGTCAATTGCCAGTTTCCACTTGGAACGAAAGAAAGAATAAAAGAGCTTACCGGGAAAAGCTGCAACGCCTTTATAAAAGAAACAATATTAAAAGAACTGGATAAAATAGAAAGAAAGAAAGCAAAAGCGAATTAAGCACAAATATTTCTATATACATGTATTGACATTAGGCACAAATAAATATATAATAATACTTGTAAGGAACAAGCTTACAAGTTACCAGTGGCAAGCTGGAGAAAGGAGAAAACATGGAAGAGATGACCAAGGAAGAAATGCAGAGATTCTTGAACAGAGAAGCTGAAAAGGGTACAAACGAATACGAGGCATTGAAAGCACTGGCGGATATTTTGGGGATAAAGTTTCCAGAATTGAAGAAATAAAAAAGAGCTGACGGAGCAGCTCAGACACACAAGAGAGAGCGGAACTTGCCACCGCTCTCAAGTAAATTAATTATAGCAGATTGGATAAAATAAATCAATTACAAGAAAGGAAAATAGATATGAAAAAATATGAATTTACCGGAACGAACGAGCTTACAAGAAAAGCTTTTGAAGTATACAGCGATAGTTCTTTTACATTCTGGAAAGATGGCGACAACTTTTATTATTCAGACAATCCGAACAGCGAAAAAGTAGAGCTTGGATCACTGGAAGATGTAAACGAATTTCTTGAACGGTTTGCAGAGTAGAGGAGGACGACAGGGTGAAGATAAAAGGAATTGGAACAATAAGCAAAAGAAAAGCGATGGAAATTTTGACCAGAGAGGGAAGAGATGCGGTTGAATCTGGAGAAATCACGCTAGAAGAACTTGGAGAAATGTATAAGCTCGAGCAGGTCAAGAAAGCTTGCAGAATAGGCAATAACACGGAGACATTCAGGGCTTGCTATAAGTGGATTCCAGATGACATGAAAGAAGATCTAACACCGGACCAGCTCGGAAGATTAACAGATCAATTCTATGAGTGCTACGGAGGAAAATGCGTAAACGAATAAGAGCGGGGTTCTGCCCCGCTCTTTTCTCACGTTAAAATATTCAATCCGTGTGACACCAACATCATTTTGAATGCCATTATTTCAATCCTTGCCCGGCGGAATCGCTACCGGAACCGCATCGGAAAGCGTCCATTCCGTGCGACAGCATTATAATATCATAGCTAATCTGATTAGTCAAGATATGCAGCTCTTTGGGGCTGTCTTTTTTGCACTTCCAGAGAGTGAAATATGCTTGGTATACCGGTTTGTAACCGGTTGGTATACCACTCGGTAACCCAGATAAGAATAGAATAGAGAAGAGAAGAAAAGAATATATATTATATCTTGTGCATTTCGCAAGCTGATGCACAACTTTTTTGATTGGGGTTGACACGTGCGGAATATTAGATTAATATATTAACCAGACAAAGTGAATAGGCGGTATATAGCCAGATTATAATAATATATACATTTCTTGGTAGTCCTTAGAGACCGTGACCCGTAAAGCAGATATACGTTACTGCATAATGGGGAGCGGTCTTTTTTATTATACTTTTACAGTTTGGAGGTGAACAAAAATGAAAGACAATACAGATATTACATCTGCTGGAATAGAGATATATAGACATGACATTAATTATTACGCTGATGAGTATATCAAAAATGAATTAGAGATAGATCATGTGGATCAGGAAAGTAAAAAGATCGTAAAAGATAGCTTTGTAGATATGCTTTTTTATATCTCAGATCGTATATCTAAGCCTGATAATGCTGATATCAAAGCATTAGATAATATATTTAGTGTGTATGTAAGGCTATGCAGTAAATATAGTGTCAATCCTACACTGGAAGCATTTAGTTTTTTAGTGAATATAGACAGGAATACATTTACTACATGGGCTAATGGGACTTATCGGACTGCTGACCACTCAAGCACGGTCAAAAAATGGCTAAATATTTGCAGGGGTTTTTTGGTTGATAATTTGGGAAATTCCAAGGGGACAGATGCGAACAAAATATTCATTGCAAAAGCCGCTTACGGAATGGCAGAGACAAAAGCGGTAGAGCAGGAGCAGATCACGGGAGCGAAGAAGAGCATTGAGCAGATCGCCGCTGACATCGGAGCAGATCCCAAAGCACTTCCAGGTGATGCGGATACAGATGATCCGGTTGACTTATTTTAACAAGCGTGTAGCACATAATGCTAAACTAAAATTAAATAACAATATATTGTGTTTGTTCAAAATAGCATACAAAATATAGTGCATAATCTATACTGAAAATGGTTATTTTTCGTATAGATACATGCGTTCGATAGCTGAGGGCGTGACCTGATCCGGTGCGATCTGGTGTTGCTGTTTCTGCCTTGTCTGCATACCGGGGCGGGGGTTGTGACACGAAGAGCCCCCGGGGCTTCGTCACCTAGGAAAATATTGACCAAAAACAAAAAGGACTTATCATCATGGATAATTATAAAAAAACGAAAAATTAAGAATACCTGCTTAACAGCTATTGCAACAGTAATGATTTTAATTGCATTATACGGGGTTAGTTGGATAGCTACATGCGGAATTATTAAACTGATTACGATTTGTTTTGGATTTACTTTTAGATGGTTAATTGCAACAGGAATATGGTTGATATTAGTTCTTCTTAGAGGTATTTTCAGTGTAACAGTAAAGAAATAAACAGGAGTTTAGTTATGAAAGTATATGTGATTACTTCCGGAGAGTATTCGGATTATTGTATACGGACAGTTGCATTAAGCGGAGAAAAAGCCGAACAAATATGTGCAATGTTGAACAGTCAAAAAAGATATTATAGCGACGCAGCTACAATTGAGGAATACGACACAGACGAAATTCAATGTGAGACCAATGAAGATGTTAATTTATGCTATGATGCAGCGTTTGATTACAAAACATTGGAAAATATATATTGGTGCGACCCGTTTTATTCATTTGGTAGAAATGAAATTAAAAGAGAACTTCGGGACCATAAGTACAGAATTCTAATATCTGCCACATTTCCAAAAGACATGCCTCAGGAAAAGGTTCGAAAAATCATGTATGACAGAGTGGCTAAGTGGAAAGCAGAGAAAGAATGTTTGTAGGAAGTCAGATATCATGGAATACACGATAGAAAATTTAAAAGCAACAGTAGAATCTACCGGCCAGACTGTTACTGGAAGATTGATATTTACTCAAGTGCTTCTTCGGCATCAGATAGTGCAATATTCACTGGATATTAACAGAAAAATGTCTAAGATGGCTTGGATTCCTCGGTTTGAGTGTAACGAACCACTGGAAATCATGGATGACATGTTTACAAAGGTAGTTGTTCCGAAGATTGGCTTCTGGTTTAGCGCTTATGCAGGTTGCAAGATGTTGATAGGGGCAGAAGGGATAGGCGAACTACCCGGATTTGTTAAGGAGGTATCTAAAGATGCTGATTTATGACGGAGTTAAACCGATTCCAATAACATACCATGTTGTGACAGATGATGCGACATATTGCGTAGAGGCTAATCGTTGCGAGATTGCTCAGGATGATGGGATTATTATTTTCAACAACAAAGATTCAGTCCAAGCCATGTTCAGACTTGATGATGTAAAAGCACTTTGGAGGGTTGTTTGATGGGTAATAAAGAAATAATTGAAACAGTCAACATGTTTTATAGCATTTATTTAGAGTTTTACAAGAAATGCGGAGATCGGAATACCGCAATTCAGCTGACATGTGCATTGTGCGGTGTGAAAGTGCCTGAAATAGAAACATTTTCGTTTTTGCTTGGGGATAGTGGACGCAAGAGGAATAAATGATGGGCGAGAAAGATAGGAGAAGATATGCGTATGGTGGCTTTCCACCAACAGGGAAACTTTATATCCAACAGGATTCATATTTAATCTGTGATGATATGGTCGAAGAATTGGCAACAATACCAACTTCAATGCTAAAGCAGAAAATGAGAAACATAGATAACTTATTGAACGCATCTGCGGTTTTCTATGGAACGTTTGGAACATTTAATGTAAAAACTTGCCATGTTTGTTATACGCTTGGTTCAAACAACTGGCGAAAACTTCACAGTTTGCCAATGAGGAGAAGAAAATGGTTAAGACAGTAAATATTCTTGGAACTGAATACAGAATTGAAGTTCATAAACGATCAGAAGATGAATGTATGAAAAAGAACGGTGCTGATGGATATTGTTCAGATGACGGAAAGCTTATAGTAATCGCTGATACTTCTGAAAAAGAATCGTTCCCAGATATGACCGATATTGAGCAGTCTGCATATCGAAAGAGATTGTTGCGACATGAAATTACACATGCATTTTTGGACGAATCCGGATTGCAGCATTGCTCCAGTGTTCCGATGGGTGCATGGGCGAGACATGAAGAAATGGTTGACTGGATAGCAATTCAGTTTCCGAAGATGATAAAAGCTTTTGAGAGTGTGAATGCGCTTTAGGAGAATGTGCGATGGGTGAGAAAGATGAAAATTGCAGACATGTTCTTATAACATCTGACGGATTGGTGCGAAGAATGTTAATTGTAGATGATTTGATTCATGATCTTTCTGAAAAACTTGTGGATGATGCAGAAATCACAACACATATGAACAATGATGGCGGACTAGATATCACGGTTGATTTTGATGAATCACTCGTTAGAAACACATTCGCTTGGAAATTGCTATTCGGTTCAAATAATTGGCGTAAATTACATGGATTTGATATGCGGAGGAAGAAATGTTTAAGATAATAAGGCAGCTGTTTTGTAAGCATGAGCGAACCGTCCATGCAAATACTGATTTAGTCTTGCAATCAGATGGTTCATGGAAAACAGAGCATACGTGGAGGTGTGAACAATGCGGAAAGAAAATAAAGCGAAAATAAGACATTGGCTTGCGGGAATTACGCTCATAGCTTTCACTTTGCTTGCCGGATATGTTGGAGTTGGAAAGATGTTTTTAGGAGCTGTATTCACTCTTCTGGCTGCGCTAGATGCTCATGCAATGACTTGGGTTCTTGGCGGCGCAATCTTCTTCCGGTGTATCTACGGATTGTTTGTAGCGTGTTGTATATGGCTCATAGGCTTCATATCGTTTCCATTGATATGGGGTGAAGACGATTAGTCAGTAAAGACTATAAAATCTAGTGCAACGCACGGCACGATAAATATTGTTGCTAACCGTCAGATGGCGGTTAAGGCTTGTTCCTTAGTAGGACGCAGACTCGGAGCATAACCGGGACAGGCCTATTCCCGGTTTCTTGTCATCTCCCCGGGAACACCTAAAATAATGCATCGAGCGGTTTTTCTTGGTTCACGCTCGATGCTTAAGCTATCATAGCTCAAATGGATAGAGCAGTTGATTACGAATCAACAGGTTTTCGGTTCGAATCCGAACGGTAGCTCTCTCCGAGTTTCGGAGAAAAAACTTTTTCATAACTTTTCCTTACTACAGTGTAGTTGGAAGCCGTATAGCTTAATGGTAAAGCGTTCATTCTACCCCTACCAAAGTGAAAGATTGAGGTTCGAATCCTTATACGGCTATTTTCAAATATGATTACCTCGGTGAAGAGTGATTTTTCAGTCATGCCGAGATGCAATGGAAATGAGATAGACTTGTTCGGGATACTGGACAAGCTGATTCTTTCCACTGGGAGTGATTCTGGTGGTGGAGATGGAAACCATCAACAATGCCTTGTAGTGTATCATCATAGAGAAGTTAAATGCAGAATCCTTGTGGTCAGTGATTAATAGACATCTGCGGTGCAGAAATAATCCAGTGATGTGAGTGGTGTGAGAGACTACGGACTAACTGGAAATTCTCAATAAGCTGATTTGCCTTGAATCTGAGAAATCGGAGTATAACACAAGAATTTCGTTAAAGTAGCGGTATGGCATGATGAAAATAAAGCGAATAGGTGTAAGATGCAACTATGATATTCTGAAAGAACCGTGAAATTTATAGGTATCAATCCTATGTGTGCTTAGACAGTGGTAGGAAGCCAAGAGTCGCTCTCAGAAGCTCAGACCTATCATCACAGTGGCAGAATATGACTTTTACCATGATTGAATAAGGTGAAGACCTAATTGTGTTTGAAAATTTATGTAACAGACGGATTTTAGCTGCGGAGTTCCGTCAAAATAGAGAAATAATAATTCCTATTTTTGCACGAGTAGTGAGAAACCCTTTTTGGTCACAGTGTTTTTAAATTTTACGTTGTACTGTCTAAAAGAACCGTAGCAGAGGTGGTTTGATTACTGTCCACCTGCTAACGGAACGTAGCTCGGTGGTAGAGCAACTGGCTTATATCCAGCGTGTCGGAGGTTCGATACCTCCCGTTCCGATTTAATGACGTATAGCTCAATGGCAGAGTATCCGGCCGTTAACCGGAGGGTTGCCGGTTCAAGTCCGGCTATGTCAGCTTTTTTAATTGAAAGGAGAAATGAACGATGACATTTAAAGAAGCATTTGAAGCAATGAAACACGGAGCAAAGGTGAAACTTCCATCATGGGCTGGGTATTGGTTCTGGTGTATTCCGGCACAGTCAATTCTGATGCATACAAAAGATGGTAATGACATTGATGTTCGTAGAACTGAGTGTGTAGATTATACATTTACCAATATTTGTTCTGATGAATGGATTTTTGCGAATGACATGAACTGTCCGGCACTTGGTGGTGAAGCAACTTTTTCTTTCGGTGAAGCTATTAAGCAATTAAAGAAAGGACGTAAAGTAGCTCGTGAAGGTTGGAATGGAAAGAAGCAGTACATTCAGCTTGCCACTGGTATTTCTTATAAGACAGCAGATGGAGAGATTGTAAACTGTGAACATGATGCTATCGGAAACATGGCTATTGCATTTGTCGGAACATCAGGAGTGCAGATGGGATGGCTCGCAAGTCAGGCAGATATGCTTGCAGAAGATTGGGTGTTTGCAGAGTAGGAGGATTAACGATGAAGAAAGCAATGTTAAGTCAGCCAATGGCTGGAAAGACTGATGAAGAAATCGCAGCAACAAGAGAGAAAGCAATTAAGGTTCTTGAAGAAAAAGGATATGAGGTTGTGAATACTCTTTTCACAGATGAGTGGTACAGCAATGAATCTATGAAAGAACGTGGAGTAGTTCAGATTCCATTATGTTTCCTTGCTAAGTCCTTAGAGAATATGTCGCTGTGCCATGCAGCATACTTCTGCAAAGGCTGGGAGAATGCAAGAGGATGCAAGATCGAGCATGATACTGCGGTTGCTTACGGACTGGATATTATTTATGAGGAGTAGAAAAATATGAAAGATTATGTAGAAGTAAATGAAACGAAATGTGATGAAGTACACAACTGCATGTGTACAAAAAAAGTTAATGGGAAAACATATTGCCGTGGCTGCGGAGACGTACAGCCAAAACAGGAGGACTAATTATGATTATCACAGGAATGAATCACTTTCAGAGTGTAGCAAAGAAGAAACTTGTTGAATGGTATCGGAAGAACAGATCAGAAACACCGATTGACTTAAGCAATGTTTTTGTGGTATGGAGTTGTAAGACTTTGCAGAACTACAAATGCCTTGCTTCAACCGATATCAGTGGAGATGGTATTTATGCTGAGTACACATACAACGGGGATAAACAGGAGCTGTATGAAGATGTGTACGGAAAGATTACAAACACCTGTCATACAGAGGAATAACATGATCGTTAATGGTTGGTATTACTGTCCGGCTGGTCATAAGACTGGGCAGCGGATAGAGAAAAATTCCAATATTGAAAATACGCCGATTTGGTGTAAACACTGTAAGAAAGCGTATTATCCAGTGATTAAGGATGGGAAGATTCATGGGAAAGAAGAAACTTAAAAGGAAAATTGCCAATCTTGAAGATGACATGAGTTCTTTATTGATTGAAAATGAAAAACTTAGAAATATTATTTCTGGGATGCAATCATATGTGAAGTCTTACTGGGGAGCTGAAATTAAAATCATTGATCAGAATGGAATTGTTGAAATTAAAGAATAATTAGTGCCAGAGCCTAAGAGCCAGAGCCGATATTTGTGAGAAATTGCAGATATTGGCTCTTTTTTGATTTAGGGAGAAACATGGAGTTTAGAGAGTATAAGAGATTAGCAAACGCATTGAAAATGCAGGATACAAATAAATATAGTACATGGGATAATATTATGCAGTTGTGCCTGAATATGTATGAGGATAATCATGACTATCTGCAATACTGCCTGAAACTCTCAAAGGCGGTTAAGTTATCGGCTCAGAGATTACTGATAAAGAATCAGGATGTGCGGTTTGAAACCTTGTACTGGCAAGCTTTAAAGTTTGAGGCACCTCATTTGTTTGACAGCTATCTACTTTATCTTGAGCGAAAACGATTAGAACAGGATCGCTTCTACTCCCCGAAAAGGAAACAACTGAATAAGCATGGATTGATTCAGGCAATGCAGGATCTTGAGGATGACAAACTTGACATCCTTTCAATTTCCATGCCACCGGGAACGCAGAAGTGTCAACCTTTATATTCAAAGATATTGACGCCAAATGGATTTATACAAATGGGGGACGTCAAAGTAGGTACAAAGGTAATTTCTGGAACAGGAAAAGTAGCAACCGTGCTTAGTATCTCACCAAGAAAGAAGCGAAAGATGTATGAGGTGACCTTCGATGATGGTTCCAAGACGAGATGTTCGGATAATCACTTATGGACGGTACAAACAAGAGATGATCGCAGACGAAAGAATAAAGATGGTAGCGAAAAATACAGGACAGTAGAGCTGTCTGAAATGCTTAAAAATTACAAGTTGGAGAATGGAAAGAGAAAAAATTATTCAATAGATTATGTTCCTAAGATCGATTGTTTTGAGAAAAAAGAATTTTCCCTGCACCCGTATGTTGTCGGTGCACTTATCGGAGATGGCGGATTAACTGGTGGTAGTGTTTTGCTAAGCTCTGTAGACAAAGAATTGTTGGATAGATTTGACAGTTTTTTACCTGATGGATATAGCTTGAAATATAAAGAGAGATGTACATATTTTGTTAGTGGACATGAAGGCGATAATGCAAAAGTTGGAAGCTTAGTCAGAAAAGAACTTGATAGGCTCGGATTATTCGGAAAGAAGAGTATAGATAAATTCATACCGAAAGATTATCTATATGGAAGTTATGAGCAGAGATTGTGGCTTTTGAGAGGTCTTATGGATACAGACGGATCTGCTTCAAAATATTATTGTACATACGCTACAATTTCAGAACATCTTGCAAATGATGTATGCGAACTTGTTCATTCTCTTGGAGGTTATGCAAGTAAAAACAAACGTAAAGCCGGATATAAGAAAAATGGTAAGTATAAACAATGCAATGATTATTTTGAGATTATCATACAATTTACCTCTGGCATGGATAGTATATTTTCTCTGACAAGAAAAGCTGAAAAATATACTCCAAAAAGAAAAGTTATGAAGAGATTCATATCAGAGATAGAATACATCGGTGAAGAAGAGTGCCAATGCATTTACATTGATGATGAAAGTCATTTATATATTACAGATGATTATATCATTACGCATAACACCACTCTTGAAAAGTTTTTCTGTTCATGGATAATCGGAAGACACCCGGATGATTTCAGTTTGTTTTTCTCACACAGTGGAGATATTACCAGAATGTTCTATGACGGGGTTATGGATATTACAACGAACTCAGATGAATATTGCTGGCAAGAGATTTTCCCAGACGTGAAATTTCATAGCACAAATGCCAAGAGAGAAACCATAAATTTCAATAAATACAAACCGTTCTCAAATATCCAGTGTACATCTGTTGGAAGTAAGAATGCCGGTAAAGTCCGTGCAAATAGATATCTGTATTGTGATGATTTGATTGGTGGTATCGAAGAAGCATTGAATAAAAATATTCTGGACAAGCTTTGGAGAATCTACGGTACTGACGCCAAACAGAGAAAAATGGATGGCTGCAAAGAAATCCATATTGCTACGAGATGGTCCGTGCATGATGTCATTGGGCGACTAATTGATATTTACGATGGAAATGACAGGGCAAGATTTATTGCCATACCGGACATAGACCCTATCACTGGGGAGTCGAATTTCGATTACAAGTACAATGGTTTCAGCGTTGAGTTTTTCCATGACCAGGAACTCACAATGGATGAGATCACCTACAAGTGTCTGTATAAGAATGAACCTATCGAACGTGAAGGACTCCTGTATACAGATGAAGAATTGCGGAGATTCATTACGTTGCCGGTTACTGAGCCTGACGCTGTATGGGGCATCTGCGATACGAAAAATAAAGGTACTGACTATTTGTTTTTGCCTTGTATGTTGCAGTACGGAAACGACTTTTATCTTACAGACTGTGTTTGTGATGATAATTCCAATTACGGAATCCAGTATGAGCGGACATCGGATTTGATAGTTAATACTAAAATGCAACAGTGTCAGTTCGAGTCAAACAATGGTGGGGATCGTGTAGCACTTGAAGTAAGTAAGCTTGTTGAGCAAAAAGGCGGTGCCTGCAACATAACCACAAAGTACACGGAATCTAATAAGGAAACAAAGATTATTGTCAATGCAGATTGGGTAAAGAAGCACGTCCTCTTTAGGGATCGTGAACATTATAAACCGAAAGATGATTACGGAAGAATGATGGGATTTCTGTTGAGTTATTCAGTGCGTGGGAAGAATCCACACGATGATGTGCCGGACGGATTGGCGAGTTTTGCATTATTTGTTACAACTGGTTTCGTTAGGGCGGCACAAATTATACAAAGTCCAATTTAAGGAGGATACAGAGAATGGAAATTACGAGAAGAGATATCGCAAATTATAAGTTACTTGGAATCCTTCTTGAAAAGGATAAGAAAAAGCTTGAACGGTACATAGAAAGGCGTCCATCTTGTTATTCGGGAAAGGTTTATGGGTCAAATCCGCAGTTCCCGTATGAAGCAAGAGGATTTACTATTACTGGGTGTACGGAGTATGAGCAGCAACAGATGAAGAAATGGGAAGAAGATTGCCGAATAATTGAAGAGCAGATCCAATCAGACATTCGGTATCTGAATGAGCTGGAACTTGCGATTGACAATGTGATAGCAAATTGCAAAGACATAGAGGACAAGGCGATTCTTGAGTACACAAAGGACGGGTTGTGTCAACAGGAGATTGCAGAAATAATGTGTATGGAGCGTTCTACTGTATCAAAGAGGTTGTCAAAATATGTTTCCCGATAAGGTTTCACACAATTCACAATTAAGAGTGCTATACTTATAATCGAAGAAATTGTAATTCGTTCATTAGAGAAAGTCTTGCGTGATAATGTCGCGTGAGGCTTTTTCTTTTTGCGTAAAGGTAGGTGGGATTCGGTGTCTGAGGACAATAAAGTATTTACATACCCGGAATTTACCGGCAGACGTCGGATTTATACGGATGTGGAAAAGATTACAAAAGAAAATATCTTTCAGGTGTTGGAAGAAGCGATGCTTGTCCACATGGAAAATGCAAACAATATGGTTACCTTGATGCGGTACGAAAAAGGTATTCAGCCACTTGTGAGAAAGAAAACGATCCGCAAGGACGTTGATATTAGAGTGCAAGATAATCTCGCAAACCAAATTACCGAGTTTAAGCTCGGATATGTTTGGGGGCAGCCAATCACCTATGTGCAACGTGGAAATAAGGATTTGAGCAAATCTACAGATAAACAGAATGATTCACAGGATGATGCGATTTCCATGTTGAATGAGCTGAATGATTCAGAATATGCTTTTTCAAAAGATCAGGAGCTTGGCAGATTTGTTGAAATTAACGGAATTGGTTATCAGTTCGTTGATATCAAAAAGGTTTATGATGGTTTAGCTCCATTTGATCTTGCAACGCTAAATCCCTTGTTTACGTTCTGCATCTACAGAAATTCAGCGTTACAAGAAAAGATTGCTGGTGTTACTTTCCGCAGGACGAAGGACGGAACGGTGTACTATACAGTGTTCACGCCGGATACTCGCTATGAGATTAAAGATATGCGAGAAATTATAAATGGAAATAAGCCTGAAAATCCGTGGTCATTTATGGGGAGAAGCGGAGAGGCAAATCCGTTCGGCAAGATCCCGATTGTGGAGTTTAACCGGGCAACGGACAGAATGGGATGCTTTGAACGGCAGATTTCTGATATGAACGCACTGAACGTAGAGGTGTCTGATTTCGCCAACAGCGTAGCACAGACGACTCAGGAAATATTTTTTGGTACAGGATTCGACTTGCCGAAAGATAGTGATGGTAAAACTCAGTCTCCTATTGGAGGGCAATGGATTATCGCACAGCAGAATGGAAATGGTGGAACGCCAATGTTAAAGGCTGTTTCAAGCACATTTGATTATCAGGGCGTGCAAGAAAATATCGTAAGCAAGCGTAACATGATTTTACAAAAGGCTTACGTTCCAATTCAGACAGATCCCGGTGGCGGCTCTACTGGATCTGCAATGAATATGTCTTCCGGGTGGAGTGCTGCTGAAAACAGTGCTTGCAAGGAAGAACAGGTTTTACGCCGAGGAAAAGCGGAGATTGTAGAACTTGAACTGATTGCAATTCAAAAAACAAACGATATACCATATGACAGTCCGTTGCGGAATTTGAAATTTTCTGATGTGAAACCGAAGTTTATCAGAAATAAGACATATGATCTTGCCACAAAGGTTAATTCAATGGTTGCAATGATTAATGCCGGAGTGCATGGACGTGTCGCTATGGAGCAGGTTGATTTATTCCCGGATGTGGCACAGGCGTGGGCTGACAGTCGAAAAACGATTGAACAGTATCAGGAATCGCTTATAAAGAAAGATACTCAGCAGCAACCACAGAAAAGGGAGATGGCTGACCTGTCCGATCAAACGGGCAATTCACCGATTTTAGACGGAATGAGTACCAATGATGGCGGTGGTGACGATGTTCAAGAATCTTAGATTTGATGAATTAAACGCTCTTGTCCAAAATAAACGAAGTATGCCTTTTGAACAGTATTTCGGAGAAATGAATCTTACGGAAGATGACAAGGCCGAAAGAATCAAGATTGCACAAGAGCTTGAAGATAATTTCATTGTAACTATGACCTTATTATTTACAATGACTCAGGCAGGGAAAATCCATTACGAGATTGTTCGTAAGCAAATTGAAGATTCTTATTTGGAAACTTTACGGAAATATACGGACGTTGACAAATATCTTTCTACCTATATCAAAGGTTTTTCCTATGATGTTATTGATAGCACTAGGAAACACAAGGATCAGCCTTATTACTACTCATTAGACAGGGCAAAATATATGGCTGAAAATGAAGTCAATACAGCTACCAATCATACAAGATATATGGAGGCCGTTAATTCCGGGCGAACCATGAAACGATGGGAGTCGATTATGGATGAGGTGACAAGGGGGGATCATCGAGATATTAATGGCAAATATATCCCGATAGGACAGGCTTTTCATGTTGGGGATTCATGGATGTTATTCCCAAAAGACATGTCGATGAATCCTAGTCTGAATCAAGTGGTAAATTGCAGATGCACAGTTATTTATTTTTAGAAATTACAGTCACAAAAATGTGGCTGTTTTTTTATATGGCACAGAGAAGTGCCTTAACAAACGCGAAAGTCAGAGAAGACTATAATCGCGAAATGTAACTGATGAGAGAGAACTCTAAACGCGAAAGAAAGGAACATGATAATTATGGAAGACAACAAAAACCTTGAAGGACAGGGGCAGCAGAATCAGGAGCCAAATGCTACTACAGATGAAAAAGAGCCTACCGTAGAAGAGCTGATGGCACAGCTTGCTCAGGAAAGAGCCAATAGTGCGAAATTACAGAATGACTACAACAAGGCATCCTCGGAGGCTGCCAACTACAGAAAGCAGTTAAAAGCTAAACAGACGGCAGAAGAGCAGGAAGAAGAAGCCAAAAGAGAAGCAGAAGAAGAACATAAGAAGTACGTCAAAGGTCTGGAAGATACCATCAAAATGACAAATGCTACAAATCGCTATCTTGCACTTGGAATGTCAGGAGACATGGCTAAGGATACTGCACAGGCAGAGCTTGACGGTGATATGGTTAAAGTTACTGAGAACATGAGTAAATTCAAGGATGCTTCAATTAAAGAGGCTGAGACAGAATGGCTCAAGAGTAGACCGCCAGTAAATGCCGGACAAGGTGAAGATGAAGAGACTGATTTATTCCTGAAAGGATTCAACGGTTAATCTTCCTATATATACCGGGCACATAAAGATGTGTTCGCTGATTTCAAAAAGTTAGAAAAGGAGAATAGAAATGGCTGTTAATTACGCTGAGAAGTATTCACAGATTGTGGATGAAAGATTCAAAATTGGTGCACTTACATCTGCGCTTGTAAACTACGCATATGACTGGGTTGGAGTTTCCACGGTAAAGGTATTTTCTGTACCGACTGCAACAATGGGAGATTACAAAACAGAGGGTGCTAATAGATACGGAACACCGGCAGAGCTTGAGAATGAAGTTCAGGAGATGGTTCTTTCCAAAGACAGAGCCTTCACATTCACAATCGACAAGAAGAGTGAAGATGACACAATGGGAACAATGGCTGCGGCTGCTGCGCTGAGACGTCAGATTGACGAGGTTATTATTCCTGAGATTGATACATACCGTATCGCAAAACTGGTTGCAGGAGCAGAGGTATCACACGTTGTTAAAGACGTTGCTGTGACAAAAGCTAACGCATATGAGAAATTCCTTGCTGTGCAGGAGATTCTTGACAATGCTAAAGTGCCGACAGGCGGAAGAGTTTGTATCGTAACTCCGGGTTACTACAATATGCTGAAACTTGACGAAGCATTTACAAAGAAAGGCGATATGGCTACAAAACTTGCTATCACGGGACTTGTAGGTGAAGTTGATGGAGTTCTTATTATCAAAGCTCCTGCATCTTACTTCCCTGAGAAAACAAACTTTGTAATCACTAACCCAGTGGTTATGCCATCACCAATTAAACTTGCTGAGTACAAGATTCATGAGGATGCACCGGGAATTTCTGGTAGCCTCGTAGAAGGACGTGTTCGCTACGATGCTTTTGTTCTGAATCAGAAGAAAGATGCTATCGGTGTTTGCCAGAACCCAGCAGACTAAGGAGTAAGAGATAATGATTATCACATTTGAAAAAAATGGAGTTAAGATGAGCGTGGGGTCTGAAATTCAGGCCTCCGCATTTGCGTTAAGTGGATGGAAACGGGTGGTTCAGAAAGCCACTGATTCCGAGACAAAAAGAAGTGGAACGGCAGATGAGAAACAGAGGGCAGGACGACCACCAAAGAAATAGGTGATTGCATGGACAGCTTAGTATATGAAATAAGTGAAGAATTGATCGAGGAATTGTGCATATCGGAAAGTGCTGATTTGTTGGCTCTTAATTCCAAGATCAAAAATGCCTATCGAGAGGTAAAGAGGATAAGAAGTTATCCCGATGAATATAGCGATGAGATGATAGAAAAGGATATGGAGCGGTATTACTCCAATATTCGCAATCTTGCACTGTACGACTATAATCAGATTGGTGCTGAGGGGGAAAGTTCTCATAATGATAACACTGGAACTAGGACATGGGTTCAGCGAAGCACGTACCTTGAAGGAGTTGTTGCTATATGCACAGTGGTTTGAGAAAGGTATAGGTGATCCGATTATCTCCCGGCAACAGGGTTAAGTTGCAGAAGATTGTGCGTGACCAATACGGTGACTGCCGGAAAGGTCGCAGGGACATATACGCATTTTAGGTGGAGGGTAGCGTATTGAGAAACTTGAAAAGAAATACACAGAAATTATGGTATGCAAATTACGTCAAAGACGTACATATTTTGGATGAAAATGGTGACGATACAGGAGATTGCGACAGTGGTTACAGTTCTCCTGTATCTTTTTATGCTTCATTGTCAGCAAGCCGTGGAACTGCGTATGCAGATGTGTTTGGAACGAACCTTGACTATACAAGAACGTTGTCCACAGTAGAAAATCTTCCGATTACAGAGGAGTCTCTTATTTGGAAAAACAAACCGACTGTGAATGCGGATGGCACTATTGACGATAAAACGGCGGACTACACTGTTGCTGGCATTGCAGACGGCTTGAGTGGTGTCGTCGTCGCACTGAAAGTGAGGAAAAAGAATGCCTAAGTACACAGTGGGACTGTCAGCGAAAGATTTCAGAGAGCTTGGTCGAAAAGTTCGGCTATACAACAACCGGATACAGGAGAAATGTGAAGAGTTCGCTTACAGGCTTGCGGAAGAAGGCATAGCGATTGCTCGTATAAAAATATCAGGTAAGGATGCTATTTACACGGGAGAGCTTTTAAACAGCCTGAAACTTGAGCAGGGAGATATCATCTACAATGGTGCTACATATGTTATTTATACTGATTGCCCGTGGGCTGCATATGTTGAGTTTGGAACAGGAGTGATGGGAGAGAAAACACCTCACCCTAACAAGTCCATTGCAGGATGGAAGTATGACGTGAATAATCATGGCGAAGCCGGCTGGTACTACTTTAAAGACGGAGAATGGCACTGGACAAACGGTATGATTTCCCGTCCATTCATGTATGAGACTGGACAGCAGTTAAGGAATATGGGTGTGATAAGCAGTATTGCAAAGGAGGTGTTTGGAAGTGATTGACGCATCTAATAGGGTTCTGACCAACATAAAAACATATGTGGCAGAAACCTGTAAAAATGTATCCAATTATTCCAGCAAGTCACCACCATCATTTCCGGCAGTATCAGTCGTGCAAATTGACAACACGGATGCTTGCATGGATCTTGATAATTCAGAGAATGCTGTAAAATCGGTGATGGAAATTCAGTGCTATTCCAATAAGAACATTACCGAATCAAAAAATATCATAAATCAATGTTGCGATGCTATGAGAAAAATGGGGTATGCTCGGTCATACGGTCCAAAACCCGTTGAAAATGCATCAGACACAAACATTTATCGTACTGTGGCGAGATTTAACAGACTTGTTGCATCGGTGGATGAAATAAAGAAATTTGAAACTAAGGGAGCGTAAAACTCCCTATTTTAATGTGTATTTTACCGGATGTCGCTAGGAGACATTCGCTGACCGCAATAGTTAGCGGTAGAAAGGAAGAAGAAATGGCAAACGCAGAAGTAAAAGCATTGAGTACGATTAATACAGTCCTGAAATGTGGTGACACTGGTGCAACGGTTGCAAAGCTGTGTCCTATTAAGAACTACCCTGATCTTGGTGGAGATCCTGAGAAAATTACAGTAACCGATTTGGACGATGAGGATGAAGCGTCTATTCCAGGAGTTCGCAGTGCAGACGATATGCAGTTCACAGCGAACTACACGAAAGAAACACATAAGGCAGTTCTCGCAAAAGCTGGTAAGAAGCAGGTGTTTGAGCTGGATTTCGGTGCTGATGGTAAAGATGGTCAGTTCTCTTGGACAGGAGTTCTGAGCGTAAAGGTCAACAGCGGTGATGTAAACGCTGCACGTGAAATGACCATTACGATTGTAAGAGACTCTGCGATCGAATCAGAAGCGGCAGCCACAGCATTCGCATCTTAATATGCTGATACTGTTTAACATTGGAATTTGCTAGAGCCGCCTGGTGGCGGCTCTTATTTTTTATCCAGTGTGTCGTAAAGCCCCCCGCTTTAGCTATGGGGATATAAGACTGAATAAAGGACTGCAAATGCAGTCAGCATAGTAAACGTAAAGCAATAGAACATATGAACTGCACCGCAGGGCATACGGGAACAGTATAATCTAGCTTGTGGACACTGTGTAAGACATTGAGATACCGAATGGTATCAGCCAATGCAGTAGTGGTTGAAGCAAGAATTCCCATGCTTTATCTGTGGGGAGTGTCAATAGGAGAGTTAAAAATGGTAAAGGTAACGATCAACAGAAAAGAATACAGAGTAAAAGAAATGCAGTTTGGAGAATACGCAAAGATGGAAGAACAGGGATTCTCAATCATTGATGCGTTCCGTAAGAAACAGCTCTTACTTATCGCAATGGGATTTACTTGTGTGGCGGCAGACTGCGATCGTGAGGAGGCTGAGAGACTGATTACTCAGCACGTACTTGGCGGTGGAAACATTGTTGATATCACAAATGCTTTTGCGGAGGCAGTGTCAGAATCCGATTTTTTCCAAAAAATGCTCGGAGTGACTCAGACGGAAACTCCGAAAACTCAGAAGAACAAAGAAGACGGCAAGGATCAGAAGCAGGAAGATTAATTAAGGCGGAAAGCTATACGCAGTTCATTTATGAGTATTGGCTGCCAATAGCTGCTAGATGTGGAATTGGCTACTCGGAATTTTGGAATATGACTCCGAGAGCATTGAGCGTCTACAAGAAGCAGCAGGAAGATCGTGAGCGTGAAGTAGCTGTAATGCAGGATATATCTGCATGGATGAATGGATTCTATGTACTGAAAGCGATTGGATGTGTCTTGTCTAAAAAAGCATCATACCCTGAAAAGCATATGATTGTTGGAAATGAATATTCGGAGGAGCTGACAGAGGAAGAACTGGAAGAGATCATTGACCAAAATACGCAAATAGCAGCAGCTAATTTCGCAGCATGGGCGAATAGGACAAACAATACGGACTCGAGGTGAGAGCAGTGGAAAATGAAATTGACAGACTTGAAATAGTCGTTGAGACAGAGGCGAGTCGTGCCACTCGAGCATTAGGAGCCTTATATAAAAAACTTGAAAAAGTAGCAAATTCACTTGAAAAGGTCATGATTATGGCTCAAGGTGGATTTTCTTTCAAAAACGTTGATTTTGATAAACTGCTTTCCGGTGATGCCATGAAAGCGTCCGCCAAAAAACTTGGCAGGGATTTAGCAAATGATCTCATAAGGAATTTTAATCTAAATCTTGCGGGTGCAGACGTTCAGAATCAGGTAAAATCCCTTACGAAAAAAATTGCCAAGGGACTTGCGGCAAATTCCGGCAATCCTTACAAAGGCTTTACGGAAGATATTGAGAAGTTGGGAAATCTTACTGCGAAGAACGGTTCTATCGCAAAAGAGACGGCTGACGAATATAGAAGACTCTATGAGTGGATTAATAAGTCAGGAAAGATTAAGTTGAACCCTGAAACTGTGAAATCCATTGGAGATAGCTATAAGGAACGTTCTCCGATATTAAAAAAGAAAATGTCAACAGGTAGCGGAACGCCTATGGATGAGTATTACTCAGCACTGCAAAGCCAATTTCCGAGTATCTTGAAAGAAAGTGGAAGTGTTGAGGATCAGTTTGCTCAGCTCGACAATGCCATGAAGCATTTTTATGACACTTCCAAAGGTTATGAAAGACCAAAGGGATTTGAAGATTCTGCTTATGACAGTGTAATTGAGGGCGTAAATAATCTCGCAACCGGCATTAAAGCTGCAAAAGAAGAGTCCAGCCAGCTTTCAAAATCTGTTAAGGGGGTTGAAGATACTGGAAAATCTCTTGCCGAGTTATTCGGTGCTCAGATGGATTTGTCTGGACTTGAGAGGGCGAATGAGATTGCGAATAGTCTCAAACGCAGCACCGGAAGAACTGCCGAGCAGAAAGCTACTAGAAGCGACTTGAAGTATCCGGCAGCACCGCTTGATGATCTTAATAAGAAATTCAAGGATTCTATGGTGACAACGGATTTTTCATCTATGGAAGCGATTGAGCTTCAGGGTGAAATTTCAAAATATGAACGTGCGTATACCCGTGTCAAGCAAGCAGTAAGCGATATGGTTACCCTGGAGGGTACAGACACATTAGGTGGAAAAGACTGGTACAAAAAAATTATGCAAATGAACCAGTATGAAAATGCCATCTATGCAGCAACTGAGGCTCTTGGAAAGTTAAATGCTGAAAGCGAAAAAGATTTTACTATTACACGTGAAGAATCAACACCAGCTACTGCACCGACCGAGCAAAAAGCACATCAGGTTTCCGCAGAATCTATGGGATATGACCCGGAGGCGATGAGAGCAACCTTTGGCGAAGGAGTTGCACAGTATAGAAATTTCAGTGATGTAGTTGATGGGCTTGGTGTTAATGCATGGAAAGCTGGCAGGTCGTTGAATGAGCTTGATTCTTTCATGAACTCTCGCACAGCAAATACATTCAATGAGCAAATAAAGCGATTAAAGGAAACCCTTGGCGAATTAGCGTCTAAGGGATTTACAGAATACGACCCGGAATATGATGCTGTTGCAAGAGAGTTAGCAGAAGTTGCAGCCGCAAAGAAGCAGTATGATAAAGAAATGCGTGATGCTGCGAAATCTGAGTTATCTATTAACACGAAGACTGCACAAGAGGGAATTAATACACTTGAGTACAAAATAAAACAGTTGAAGCAAAATCTTTCAGACCTTGGAACTCAAGGATATGGACAGGGAGATTCAGAGTACGATAGAGTCGCTCTTGAACTGGAAAGGGTTACAGCCGCAAAGAAGCAGTATGATAGGCAGATGCGGACGCGTGTAAAGGCTGAAATGGGAGCCGAAGAGGCTAAACGTGCTGCCGCTGCGATGAGCCGAGCCACGAAGATTGCAAACGGGTTCAAAAGAGCTGTCGGTAATATTAAGGGTGCCGGAAAATGGATTAATTCCGTGAAAAAATCTTTCGACAAGATGGCGAAGACGATTGCAAATGCAAAGACGGTTGCGAGTAAGGCTATACATCCGATAAAAACACTAAAAGAATTAATGGGGTCAACGAATACCAAGCAATCACGGCGAGGAATGTCGATTGGAAGAATGATTGGTTCATCCATCATGTTTTCAACCATTTTTGGATTAATAAGCAAGATAAAACAGGCAATCAAAGAAGGGTCAGATAACTTAACTCAGTATAGTTCCGAGTATAACAAGAGTATTTCTGGCATGGTTAGCTCACTTCTTTACATGAAGAATGCATGGGCTGTCGCTTTTGCCCCGATTATTAATGTGGTAGGTCCATATATATCTACATTCATTGACATGATTGCAAGTGCTTTGAATGCAGTTGGCCAGTTTATGGCAGCACTCACAGGGAAAGGCTATGTCGTACAAGCCAAAAAGGCGTGGAAAGACTATGCATCTGGATTGGATGCAACCAAGAAATCAGCTAACAGTGCTGAAAAAGCTCTTAAGGATTTACAGAACTATACATTGGGAATTGATGAGCTGAACGTTGTCCAGCCGAATGATAATAGTGGTTCGTCCGGAAGTAGCGGTTCAGGCGGCAGTTCGAGCGGACCATCTCCGTCTGAAATGTTTGAAACGATTGAAGTTTCCAGTTCGATGAATAAATTGGCTGATATGTTTAAGGATGCTATAGCAAAGTCTGACTTCACTGAAATCGGAGCGATCATTGGGGATAAACTAAGTTCCGCCTTGGAGGGTATCCCGTGGGAATCTGTTTATCATAAGGCCGATAATTTTGGAAAAGACTTGGCGACATTCCTTAACGGATTGATTTCACCGAGGCTTTTTTATGATTTGGGAGGAACCGTTGCTAATTCTATAAATACAGCTTTTCATGCCGCCAATGCATTCAATATAAATTTTGACTGGTCTAATTTGGGTGCATCTTTGGCAAGTAGCATAACTGGTTTTTTTGAAAATTGGGATGCGGGACTTACGGCAGAGACTTTCAGTAATTTTGTAAAAGGCATACTTGAGTCAATGACAAGCTTTATCAACACATTAGATGATGATGAGACCTTTGAAACTATAGGGCAAAAGCTTGTGGATTTTATTTGCGGAATTGATTGGGCGGGACTCACATGGGATCTTGCTCAATTTTTTCTGGCATTATCCGATGCGTTGCTTGACTTGCCAAATGATTTTGCAAGAGGTTTCGGACAGGAAATAATCAAAAAGATGTTTGGAGAAGAGGTTGAGCTTCCAGAAATTTCATTTCCACCTACATCAGCCATAGGTATTGCAACAACGTTTAAGAACATTAGGGAAGAAGCAACAGATACGGCGATAGAAGTTGGAGCTAGATTTCAGAGTGGATGGGGAGTGGCTCAGCAGGCGTGGTCTGATGGAGATGGATTCTTTTCCGGAATTTGGCAGGGAATTCAATATGTTTTTGAGCCGGTAAGTGAGTGGTTCTCGAAGAAATTCTCTGCCGCAAAGACGCTTGCGGAAGCTCCTTTTAAATTTATTGGAACTTGGTTTTCTGAGCGTATATCCGATATCCGCAACAGTGTAAAACCTATAGCGGATTGGTTTAGTAAAACATTCCAAAAAGCCTATAGTGGCATCACCAAAATTTTTGATAATATCGGTGGATACTTTGAAAAAGTTGCGGGGTGGATTAGTAAGCCGATTAAGGGAGCGTTGGATGCGGTTCGGAAAGCTGTGAACTGGATTTACAAAAAACTTGGAGGTGACAGCGACCTGATTCCAGCATTTGCAACAGGAACCAACGGGGTTGCTCATGATACATTGGGTGTTGTAAATGACCAATCAGGTAGCACGTATCGTGAGCTGGTTCAATTCCCGAACGGAAAGACAATTATTCCTACGGGACGCAATGTGGTACTGCCTATGCCAAAGGGAACAAAAGTTCTTCCAGCTGGAAAGACAGCAGCTCTTATGCAGATGCAGAGTATGCCACACTTCAAGAGTGGTATTGGAGATCTTATAGGTAGTGCGTGGGAGTCATTCAAAAGCTTTACCGGAAATGTATTTGATTATGCAACGCATCCTAAAAAGTTGGTTCAGTTGGCTATCGACAAGTTTACTGACTTCACGGGGGCGTTAGAACCCGGACTTACTATTGCAAAGACATCCATTAATAAGTTGTTTGATTCAGTGGTTTCCAAAGTCAAGGATCTGTTCAGTGGAACAAGCATGGATTATTCGCCATCCGGTGGAGTTGAGCAGTGGAGAGAACTTGCAAAAAAGGCATTGCAGATGACAAAGCAGTTTTCAGAGGACAATCTGAATGCATTGCTGAAACAGATGCAACATGAGTCAGGTGGAAATCCTTATGCAATTAATAACTGGGATTCCAATGCAAAGAAAGGAACTCCGTCAAAGGGTCTGATGCAGGTGATTGATTCAACCTTTAAAGCGAATGCGTTAGAGGGATACAACTCCAATATTTATGACCCGTTATCCAATATGCTTGCATCTATCCGTTATACAGTATCAAGGTATGGAAGTCTGTATAGCGGTTGGACTGCAAGAGGATACAAAGGATATAAGACTGGTGGAATGCCGCTCAATGGTGAGATTTATGTGGCAAATGAAAATGGATTCGGCTCTGAGTATATCGGAAACATTGGAAATCGCCATGTGGTAGCAAATAATAGCCAAATCGTTGAGTCTGTAAGTTCCGGTGTGGAGCGTGCAAATGATGAGACGAATGCTTTATTGAGAGAGGTTATTGAATATCAGAAAGCAATACTCAGGAAAAACGTGAGTGTAAATATGGATAGTAAGAGAGTTGATAAGCAGATTTCAAAAGCACGCAATAATGCGGGCTTTTCTTTTTCGCCAACTTAGGAGGTGTAGGAGATGGCAGCAAGGCATATATCTAATTTCATACGGATAAATGGAAAGCCGTTTCCAACACCGAAACGGTATCCCAATATGGTAGTTACCACAGCGGTAAATGCTGCTCGAAATGCTAATAATAAGGTTGTTGGTCAGAAAATTGGAAGAGATAACTACAAGATCAACAACCTTGAATGGCCGTACTTGGATGCGAAAACATGGTCCGATATGCTAAAAGAATTTGATAAAAATTATTTTTTCACTGTTCAGTTTTGGGACATGGTAAACAATAACTGGCGAACACTGACTATGTATCCGGGGGACAGGACGGCAGACGTTTTCAAGATCGATTCTGAGGGGAGAGTTCTGTCTTACATAAATTGCAAGGTCAACATTATTGATGCGGGGTGGTAATGAATGTATCAGACTTCACAAGAATATAAAGACTTAATGAAGCGTCCTGTTAGAAATCAATCTTTTATGAAAGTCCAGTTAGGATTGATTAATCAGGATGCTCAACAGTCTGCGGAGCTGCAGGATCAGGAGAAGTATAACGGTTTTTCTGATCCAACATCCCTATACAGTCAGCATACCGTGAAAAGATATGCGACCTATGAAAAAAATATGTTTCGAGCTGATGGTGGAATGTACTTTCTTCCGAGAAGTGAAAATGATTATTCAAAAGATGGAATTACATCGAAGAATCTCTTTGCTGGAACATTTAGTGTGAAATTTGTGTTCGGATGTGGGAAGTCAGACATTAAAGGTCTGACAATTCGGTTTGGAGAAAATTATCCAACTAAATTTACAATCATGACCGATAGTGGTGAAGTGAACCAGTATAATAACGCAAATGCGACATTTGAGACGGACAGCGTATTTGAGAATACGGAATCCATCGAATTGTCGATCATAGAGATGCGTTTCCCAAATAACCGAGTGAGAATTGATTATATTCAGTTCGGACTCGGACTTGAATATGACAACGAATGGATTAAAGAGGCGAGTAGTACAACAAGTTTGTCTGCTATTAATGATGATCTTCCTCAATCAGAATTTTCAATAACCCTTAATAATGATAATCAGATCTTCAACGTGGACAATCCGGCATCTGAAATCAACTTCTTAGAAAGTGGTCAGAAAATCAATGTCTTGATGGGGTATAAATTGGACTCAGGGAGTGTTGAGTGGATGCAGATGCATTCTTTATATGTCCATGAATGGAGTGCTGATGACGAACAAGCAACCATTAAGGCTGTAGATGTATTGCAGTTCATGAGTGATGAGTATCACAAAGGTGAATATTATACGGACGGAATTTCATTGTATGATTTAGCTGAACAAGTGTTTGCTGATGCTGGGATAACGCCTGACGAATACGACATAGACACGTATTTGAAGAAAGTAAAAGTACACAATCCACTTCCAAACGTAACGCACAAGGAGGCATTACAGATCATTGCAAATGCCGGACGTTGCGTACTGGATTATGACAGATATGGACGAATCAGGATCCATTCATTATTCATCCCTGAATGTGAAACAAGTTCCAATGGAACAACTTACTATTCCGATGTGAGCAGTGTCGATGTTCAGAATGAAAAAGATGTTTTTGCAACATATGAAAAAAATGGATGGAAAGCGGATGGGAAATCCTTGTTTCTAAAAAGAGTTGGTGTTTTAAACTCTGGATACGTGAGTGCGGCAATCAGTAAGGATGACGGAACCTTTACGCAAAATCCAGTTATTACACGGACGCTTGAGGCAAAATATAAATCCTATGGACTTTTTATTGAGTTTGGAAATATTCTTCCGAAAAAGTTTATTATACGGACGTACGCTGACAATGTATTGAATGACACACTGGTGATTAGTTCCGGCATCGTTCAGGAATTTGAGATTCAATACGATTTCAAAGAGTATGACAAAATGGAAATCGAATTTACGGAAATGCCATCGAATAGCAGAGTCCATGTAAATTATATCTCCATCGGATCCGAAACGGCGTATAAGATTGAGTATGATGATTTGTATTCTACTCCTATAGGTACGCAGCTTGATAAAGTAAAAAATATAAAGGTTGCAAGATACCTTTACTCAAAAGGCAATACGTTGGATGAGCTTGTTTCTGAAACATTTACCTATGACGGAAATAGCTCTATTTATTATGTTTCTGAGCCGAGTTACGGCTACGTTGCAAGTATTCAGAACGGGAAAAGCGGTCAGTCAGCGTCTATCGTGTCATCAGGTGCTTATTATGTGGAAATTGCCCTGTCAGGTGTTTCTGTTGGGGCAGAGGTGAGCATATCGGTTAGGGGGTATAAATATAACATTTCGACAGCCTATACCGTTCAATCGGTAAATAACCGTGGTAATGATAAGGAATGGAACAACCCGTTAATTTCCGACCTGGAACATAGTAGAGAGCTTGCTGAATGGGTTGGAGATTATTATTCGTCCGGCATAGAATATGAACTTGATTATCGTGGGGAGCCAGCGATAGATTGTGGAGACACGATCCGGCAGGAAAATAAATATGATTCCTCTCTGCAAGCTGTGGTTGAAGAGTCTCAGATTTCATATGATGCCGGAGCTTTGAGTGGTGGACTCAGAACAAGGAGAAAGGGAAATGTGGAAAGAGCCAAAAACAGATTGGTCTGAAAGCGATTACTTCAATTACGAAGATTACAACCGAATCAAAAACAATATAGCGTACCTACAGGGAGTTGCACTAACGTTATATGCTGATGTTTCAATGAAAGAAATGGGGAGCGATAAAGCAAGTTATGCAGACTTTCCGTATGCGGACGAATTTAATTCCCTAGAGGATAATTTAGAATCGCTAATGAATGATACGTTTGCTTTTGCTGATACGGATAAAAAAATGTGGATAGACAACGGCAGAACACCGTCCTACGAAGACTTGAACAGACTGGAAAGCTCCTGCCTTGCTTTTTACAATGGCTATACCACACAAAAGCTGACGCAGCAGAGGTTATCTATTGTGCTGGGGCGAGTTCAGTCAGCGATAAAATGTTAGGAGGGTTAGGAGATGCAATATACACCATTATCTTTAGACTTTAAAGATGAGATATTATCAAGCGTAAATACGCAAAGAAAATATCGTCAGACTATCAATACTGACGGGACAATTTCTTTGGAAGATTTGACTGCGTATGCTCAAAAAGGAACAGTCTATGGAGCAAAAGAGATAATAGAAGAAAGAAAGGCATTGAATGATATCCATGCGAATAAGATTGTATCCTTGAGTGAAGTGAGCCTTGTCACGGAAGAGGGATATTTTGTTGATGCAAAAGCTGTAAAGGAATTGTATGACATGATTACCCCTGTCAGCTACGCACAGTCAATGTTTCATATCCAGCCATTTTATAACGTATCTGCGTTTTCGGCTTACAAAATCGGCAGGGAGGTACATTTCAATGTATCTCTCAATGCTAAAAGCGGAACTACATTAATTGCTAACAACTTGTATGGCATCAATTCGGAGGCTATTCCAGCAGAGCTTAGACCCACTGTAGCAACGCACATCCAGTGCGTAGGATGTTCGCAGAGTTGGGGGAACGGAGTCGCTGCAATGTCATATGTTGATACTACGGGTGTTATTTATTTCTCCACGCCGGCAGTGAGAGATTTCTATAAATTCCACGGTGTATGGATTGCGAGATCATAGTGAGGAGGCACACATGAATATCTTATTTTTGGACAAAATGAATCTTGTTAATGGCTTCGCGTCTGTGATTGCAAGTAATCTGATACAGATTACAGGGTGTGAACAGAATCTTTCCGGCTTTTATCTTCTTAATGATGCTGGAAACGTTTACGGAAAATACGAAGATTTCACAACATTGTATCGGGTGTTTGATGATGGGTACATTCTTTCCAATGATGGGAGCGTGTATGAGGAGCCTGAACCAGTTCCAATCATGCCGGAAACGCTTGAAGAAGTGATAGAATCGAAAGTAATTGAAATGAATGATACGCAGCAGGCATTAATTGCACAAGGGGTTGATGTTGTTCTATCCGATGGAAGTACCGAACATTTTACGTTGACAGAACACGACCAGACAAGCCTCGTTGGACTGCAAGCACAGGTTATGGCAAGAGAAGAAAATATTCCGTGGCACACGTCTGATGAGGACAAACATTGCAAGTTCTATAGCAATGAGGACATGGCTAGGATTACATCGAAAGCAATGGGATATGTTACATGGCATGTTACTTATTTTCGTGACCTGAGAATTTATATTCGATCACTGAAAAACAAAGAAGAGGTTGAACGAGTTGTCTATGGAATGGATATCCCGGTCAATTATCAGTCTGAGCCGCTGAAAGCAATGCTGGCTCAAAAATCATGAGGAGAATAAGACCGCTGATTTTATTTGGGATTGGCGGCCTTATTTATATGCTACTTGAGGTTGTTGCACGAGGACGAACCCACTGGACAATGTTTATTGTTGGTGGCGTAGCGTTCTTTTTGATTGGGTGCATCAATGAAAAATATCGCAGCATGGCACTTGCGAAACAGATGGTTATAGGGTCGGCAGTGATTACATTATTGGAGTTTGTGTGCGGTTGCATCGTAAATCTATTGCTTGGCTGGAATGTATGGGATTACAGCAATATGCCATTCAATCTGCTGGGGCAAATCTGTCTTCCGTTTTCGATTTTGTGGTTTCTTTTGTCTGCCATTGCAGTTGTTCTTGACGATTGGATTCGACATCTGCTGTGGGGAGAAGAAATGCCAAGATATAAATTATTTTAAAAATATTTGTAGATGAGAGAAAGACAATGGGGTATACAAAAGCATGAAAATCAAAGTAGTAAATCAGCGGCTCTATCTTGAGCCGCCTGAGACAGCAGAGGGGACGAGGGAGTATTTACGGGCAGAGTTCAGTTTCTCGGAAGAGTGGGAGGGAACTGTAAAGACGGCTTTCTTCCGTGGAGCAGACGGTAATACCTATACACAGCTACTAGAAAATGACGCTTGTACGGTTCCGGCAGAGGCTCTTGCCGCATCGGGACGGGTCGGGGTATCCGTATCCGGGACGCTAGGCGAGACGGTTATCACGACCGATATCAAGAGCTTTTCTGTACCGGCTACTCTTTCCGGTGGTACTCCATCCGATCCTGAGCCGACAGTATGGCAGCAGATCCTTGACAAGGTGGACGATACACAGCAATTATCATTGTTCCGGCTTGCCCCTGAATTGAAGGCGATTGGCGTCTATTGGTTGCGGAATGTGGTAAGTGAACGAATGTATACTCTAGTCTCGCAATACGGCGATGCTAGCAGTGATATGGCTACAAGCACTTATGGGATTCGCCCGGTGTTTGCAATCGGATGATTTTATTTTTAAATGTAAAAGGAGGTGAGAAAGATGGATGACGTAATTACAAGGGCAGAGCATGAAGAGTTCAAGAAGAGGATCGAGGACGAAAATCATCGTCAGAACAAGCGGATTGAAGTATTGGAAAAGATTACGCAGCAGATTAATTCGCTTACAGTGTCAGTCGAAAAGCTCGCACAGAGTATAGAACTTATGGTAAGCGAGCAGAAGCAGCAAGGGAAACGCTTGGAAACATTAGAAAGTCGAGATGGAGATATGTGGAGAACAGCTGTAAAATACGTTCTTACAACTGCCCTCGGTCTTGTTCTTGGTGCAGCGGCAATGAAATTTGGATTGAAATAAAGGAGACTAACTATGAACATTGAAATATTAATGCAGTATATGAGTTACATATTGGCAGGAATCGGAGTGCTGGCATTTCTTGTCAGCGTGATCGTGCAGGTAATCAAAGAGATGCCGGGTCTAAAAAGGGTACAGACCAATGCAGTCGCACTGGCTACATCACTGATCCTGACACCAGTAGCAGTAATCGTCTTGTGTACCTATTATCAGATAGTAATTGAGTGGTATTACATTTTCGCATCATTCATTGCCGCATTTATTGTCTACTTAGTAAGCACTGGCGGTTGGGAACGCGTGACAGAAATGTGGAATCGGAATACATATAAGAAAAAATAGAATTGCACCAGTGCAAGAAAGGAGAATATCATGACAGAACAGACGGTAAAAGAAATTATTAAGAGTTTTGCCTACGGACTTTCAGTAAAGGAAATCTCAGACAATGAGGACACATCACTGGAAACTATGGAGAAATTTGCAGAGGAACACGCTGCGGAGATCGAGCAGAAGAAAGCAGAACTGAAAGAAGGTGGCTGGTATGAGTAAACTTATTATTGATGTGAGCTATCATAACGGAGTAATCAACTGGGAGAAGGTTAAGGCATCTGCTTGTGCCGGAGCTATCCTTAGATGTGGTTATGGCGATGATATCGCATCACAGGACGATAAGCAGTGGAAGAGAAATGCAAATGAATGTACCAGACTGGGGATTCCGTTTGGTGTTTATATTTATTCGTATGCAAAGACAACTGCACAGGCAGAGTCAGAGGCAAGACATGTGCTGAGACTGGTGAAAGGATATAAACTGTCGTATCCGGTATTTTATGACCTGGAAGAATCAGGAACGCAGACAGGTGCGGCTGACCGTATGAAAAAGTTTGCTGCACTGATTGAAGCTGCAGGATATAAGTGCGGAGTGTATTGCAACAAGTCATGGTGGGACAACTACTTAAGTTCACTGGGGGCAAGATATCCGCTGTGGATCGCACGCTATAATAGTGTGCTTGGAATGAAAGCCGATATGTGGCAGTACAGTTCCGATGGAAGTGTTCCGGGCATTAGTGGACGGGTAGATGTTAATTATTGCTATCGTGATTTTCCGGCAGAAATCACAGGGATCAGCAAGCCGTCACAGCCTGCATCCAGTCCCAGTGCAGTCGTGCCGATTGGAACAACATTGCAGCTTGTGGTAGATACGCTGTCAGGCAAGTATGGTAATGGCGATACACGCAAGGCAAAGCTTGGCAGTCGTTACTCCGAGGTGCAGACATTTATCAATCATATCGCATCCGCATCAGTCTCCACGCTTGCTGCAGAGACAAAGGCGGGAAAATATGGCAATGGTGATACCCGTAAGACGGTACTCGGAAAACGGTATGCAGAAGTGCAGAAAGTAATCAACGGAAGTGGATCAGGAACATCTGCTGTATGCTATACGGTAAAATCCGGTGATACCCTGTCAAAGATTGCAGCAAAATACGGCACAACCTATCAGAAGATTGCAGCGTTGAACGGCATCAAAAATCCGAATAAAATTTATGCCGGTCAGAAACTCAGGGTGAAATAAAAGTAGGGTACTGGAATTAAATTCCTTTACATCATAGAAGGCTACATATAAAAGTGTAGCCTTTTCATTGAAAAATCAGACCGTATCGGATATAATATAAAATCGCATACATAAATTTAAGAGAGGAAAGCTTATAATGAGTATAGTTGAGGAATTATCCGGTTCTGAGAGTCTTGAAATAGAGGCACCGACCACTGAGCCGGAGCGTCAGTATTATTTTATTGAAAAAGCACGAAAGTATGTAAAGGAGATGTCTGAAAAGCTGGGACGTCCTTTAACCGCGAGTACC